GAAGCTTGAATGTTGGTTGCGCAAGCGCTATTGCCATGTTCTCCTATTGTCAGCAAGTAGTTAGAGGATAGGAGATAAGAACGTTGTAAATTATAGAGAATGGATAACAGCTTGAATATCTTCGGCAAGCCTCCAGAACCAGCTATTTATGCCAAGTTCTTTCTTGAGAATGGAGACTCTATAGAGGTAGAAGGGAATTCTGTTGCTTTCATATTCTTTGAATTGAATAGACGTTTCCCTGAAAGATTCAACTATGTAAGCGTTGTTTTTTCGGGCAAAGATGAAGAAGAATCAAAGAAGAACCTAGAAGCGTTCTTCTATTTAGCAAGGAAGTTCAGAGAATGAAGACTCACTCGAAGAATACTTTGGAAAGCATTACTTGCCCCTTTGGTATTGACCATAAGAATATCAACTGGGACGACGTTGAAAAAAGTCATTTCAACCGATGATAAGGAATGCTCAGTTATAGCGACCATGAAGAATGGCGATATCTTTCTGATACTTGTTCCTCAAAAGTTGTACGATTCAGTTTATAAGTCTGGCGAGGAAAATGTCATAGAGCAGGATCTTGGATTCAATGATCTCAACTAAGGAGTTGTGGGATGTATTTTGTAGCAGCACTTGGAATGACCCGGAATAAAGTTGAAATAAAGACCCCTTTCGGTCTCAATACATTCGATCATGTTGAAAACTCTAGTCTTTGGGTTCCAGGATTTTGTCAAGAAATCAAATCGAAGGAAGAACTCCTGAAAATGGTTTCTGAACTTTATGACGCCTACATAAAGGACAATCCAAATGAAAAGAATGAAAGCGTTTGACTTTGAAGTTGTTTATCTAGCGGGGCCTCCTAGACTAACCTGTAAGTTCATAACAAAGACAAATGACTCTATTACCTTTGCAGGTAACAGCGTTCAAGAAATCTATGAGCAATGCAAAGCTAGATTTCCTGAAGGGATACAGCCAAAAGGCATTATCTTCAGCGGAGCTAATCCTTTAGACGCAAAATCAAACTTCTGCGCTTTCTTGACGCTTGGATTGAATGAAGGTTACTTCAATGAGAAGGACTTCAATAAGACTGAAGAGCCAAATCAAGAACCAGAAAGCGAATGATGTTTTACGCTGTTGTTCCATTTCAGCCAATCCATATAACTCAACCGTCGATTCCTCTTTTGGATTTCAATTCGCTCAAAGAAGGACCAAAAACGATGTTCTCAAATGACTTGATAAACCGTATTTACGAAAACGATAAAGCATCAGGTTTGACGTTGATGTTAATGAACTCTTGCTTATCAAACCTGACTCCTGACCAGAAGATTACGCCTGAGTATGTTGAAGAGTGCTACACAAAACTTTCTCCTCTTGCAAAGAAAATCTCTGACCAAATAGAGACTGGCGAAAAATCTCGCAGAGACAGAAGCCAGCTTGAACCCATGAAAGAGCTTGCTTGCTCTTCCTCTCCTTCGCCGTCCTTTGGCATGCGCCGAGCAAGAAACTGAGCGGTTCCACAAGAATCAACGCTAGAACTAAACTTTGCCGCCTATACTGATTGGTAATCGGTTCAAGTCCTTTTTACCTTGAGAAACCAGTCAGAAAGAGAAACTATGGCTACCAAGCTTGGTCGAGGCGAACTTCCTGCAAAGCATACTCTTGAAGACTTCGAGTGCTTTGGTCCGCCTGCAACTCAGGACGGCAATTTCTCAGGCACGAAACTCGCTGATATGGGTTGCTTTACCCAGGACGGCAAGGATTCGAACAAGTATTACCACGGCGCTGTGGTGAAGTCGAAGAAGAACGGGAAGTTTTTTGCCTACTTTGAATGGGGCCGTACTGGTGCTTCCAAGGCTGACTTTACCTTCATCGAATGCTATGACGAAGCTGAGGCGCAATCTCAGTACGAGAAGCAGCTTCACTCCAAGAATGACAAGCGAGGCGAGTGGACAACCATCGCTGGAAAGCAGGTTCTTCGAGCCAAGGCTGGCGAGGACTGCTATCTTGTTCGTCCTCTGGCGACTCGTACTACGGGTCTTCCTGACGCCAAGAAGATTGCTTTCAACGACGGAGCGAAGAAGCAGGTTACTGCTGCCGCTCCTGCTGCTGGAACTGCTTCGTCGAAGCCCAAGTGGGACGAGCATACTCTCAAGCTCATGCGAGACATGAACGTTGGCACGGTTGCCTATGCCAAGACCAGCGTTCAAGGCGGTAACATCCCAACCCAAGCCTCTATCGACGAGGCTCGCGATGTCCTTGTTGAGGCTCGTAAGCGAGTCAAGAAGGTTGGAGATAACGAGCGAGACCAGATCAACGATACGGAGTTGAAGGGATTGACCAATCACCTTTACTCTCGTATTCCGAAGATCAAGCGAGTTGGTGATACGAACTGGATTCTCAACAAGGATAACATCACTGCTTGGGACCAGGATCTTGACGCCTTTGAGTCGGCCTTGTATGCCGTTGATATGGGTCTTGACAAGAGCAATGACCCGCTTGCTGGCTTCAACATCGAGATGGAATGGCTCGATCCCAAGTCTGATCGCGGCAAGTTCATCTTGAACTGGATGCCCGGCGCTTCTCGTAACCGCCATTCCGATATGTCGGGCGGTATGAAGATTCACAACATCTGGTCTGTTCGCCAGCTTGCTCATGTTGACGGATGGCGCAAGCAAATCAAGAAGATCTCCGACGAAGGCGTGAAGATTGGCGAACGCGCTCTTCATCAACCCTCCGTTCGTAGCGACGTTGACGCTGCCGAAGCTGCGTTCTATCCTGGTTCCAATGTCTCCATGCTCTTCCACGGAACTCGCTCGGTCAACGTTCCTGGTATTCTTCGCGAAAACCTCCGTCTTCCGAAGACGCTCGTTGGTGTTGTCATTACCGGCGCTATGTTCGGCGGTGGCATCTACTGGGCCGACGACTGGAAGAAGAGCGCAGGATACACCTCTGGTTACTCCCGTTGGGGCGGCGGTGGCGGCTCGGTCGCTGGGCGTCATGCTTTCATGTTCGTTGCTGATACCGCTATTGGCAACCCCTTTATCGCTCCTGGTCCTCGCGGTTATACCGAATACCCGAAGGGTCATCACTGCATCTTCGGCAAGGCTGGTCAAAGTCAGGTTATGAACAACGAGTTCATCACCTTCAACCGAGACCAGCATCAGCTTCGCTACCTGGTCGAATTCTCGGCATGAAAGTAAAACTCGAAATCGAGTTTGAAGTACCTGATAAGCTCTCGAAGTTCTCTGAAACGGAGCTTCGAGAAGCCTTTTGGGAAGAGCTTCTGCGATATGCCGTTGTAGGCCATCTGGCGGACGCTGTTCGTTGGGCTGCTAATAACACGCCCAATAGTAATAAAATCTCAGAACATCATCAGTTATGGGGCAAGTATCTTGACAATGGTAAAATACTTGCTTTCGAAACTGTTGAACCTGAAAAGAAAGTCTGCGATGGCTAAAGACGTTCATACAGAACATTGTTGCATTGTTCATGGCTGCAAATATAGCGATGAAAATAGTCAACACCTTTTCAAGTGCATTAGAAGCCGAAAAAGCACTTGGATTGAGAAAAGGTGCTAGAAACAAGATGCTAGAATGCGCCCGAGGCAAAATAAGAAGCTATAAAGGGTATCTTTGGGAGGCAGAAGAACATGAAGGATAGCCTAGGAAATCGCATGAAAGAAAATTATGAGGACAGGTTCAGGTTTGAACTTCCTCGAAGAATGCCATGCGTAATCCGTTTAGACGGAAAGGCTTTCCATACCTTCACAAAGGCGTTTAATCGTCCTTTTGACGAGAGGCTTTCTGACGCTATGAACTATGCCGCCGAGCAGTTGGCAGGGCAGGTTCAAGGCTTCAAGCTTGCTTATCTACAGAGCGATGAATGTTCAATCTTGCTGACCGATTATGATCAGCTTGATACTGAGGCCTGGTTTGACTACAACAAAGCGAAGATGGAAACGATTTCCGCTTCTGTCTTTACTGCCTTCTTCAATGCTCGACTTAAAGAGCTTACTGTTGGCAAGATCAAGATGCTTGGTCATGAGCTTGCGTTCTTTGACGCAAGAGCTTTCTCCATTCCAAGAGAAGACGTAGCTAACTACTTTCTCTGGCGAGCAAAGGACTGGGAGTGCAACTCTCTTTCCATGTATTGCAGAAGCTTCTTCTCTGCCAAGCAGCTTCATGGTAAGGACCGCCAAGCGCAGCACGATATGTTGCATGCGCAAGGTAAAAACTGGACAACTGACCTTTCTCCTCGCTGGAGAAATGGTACTTGGCTAATCAATACTGGAAACGGTATTGAGGTTCGCCATGATATTCAGCCGTCATATCAAGAGATTGCTCCAGTCGTAAACCCTCTTCTCGTAGAAGGAACCAATGCAGATTAAGCTTGTTCGACACGCCCGTTCCCTCCTGAATGCAAAACTAATTAAGCACCAGGACATGCCAAATCATCAGATTCCAATTCTGGAACCTGAAGGTATTGAGCAGGCGAAGGCTGTCGGAGTTAAGCTTGGAAGCAAGTTCCTTAGCGAAGCTCTTCTTTATCAGTCTCCATACACAAGAACCCGTCAAACCATGAAGGGTATCTTGTCTGGCGCGGGCTTTAACGAAAACAACCTGCCCAAGATTTACGAAGATCCAAGACTTCGAGAAGTAGACTTTGGGTATGGTGATCCTGAGGCTCAAAAGCCTAAGCGAGCGCATGAAGGACATTTCTGGTATCGAATGGACGGAGGCGAAAGCGCAGCCGACTGTTTCGACCGAACTTCTGACTTTCTTGACTCAATGATGCGACAGCTTGAAAGAAAGCAAAAGATTTGGAGTTATTCAACGTCTCCAAACCCTTTGCCTCAGGATATTGCAAGAAGAGAAACAAGGGACGTTGTAATCGTAACTCATGGCATGGTTATTCGTTGCTTTGTCATGAGATTTCTTCATCTAACAGTTGAACAGTTTGATTCGATTGATACTCCTGACAATTGCAGCATTGTAACGATTGGTCCCAAAGACAAAATCGTTAGTCCGCAGTTTATTTCTGGTAACCGAGCCGTTGAAGGGCTTAAGATGCGAGGATAGATTGAAGTGTAGCATTTCCGGTTGCGAACAAAAGGCAACCATGATTGTGCAATATGCTCATGAAAATCCATCACTAAGATGGTCCACTCATATGTGTCTAGCTTGTGCTAAGGATGCATTTGAAAGAAAAGGGACTGGGGAGTTTATCTTTCTTCCGCTGGAAAATTCAAAACAAGATAAGGATGAGAAAAATGAATAAGAATGTTGTTATCTTCGGCGGCGGAACAGTGAACCATGTTCGTTCTCATCTTGCTCTTTGCGCCCCTGCCTATGGCTCAACCGCCAGGCGCATTGCTGAGCTTTGCGACGAGTTGATTCCCAACATGGACCGCAAGCTCATTCTTACTCGCATGGCTGACCCGTCTTCTCGTATTGAAACGAACGAAGACGTTGCAAATGCCGCAAGAGAAGTTATCAACGATCTTACTAATAAGATTGTTTTCTTCTCTTGTGCAATGTGCGATTTTGACGGAACAATCGCCAACCAGAAAGGCGATAAGTACGGTAAGAGACTTGACTCGAAGCGAGCCAGCGGGGGTTCAATCACAATTCGTACCGCTAACAAGGTAATCAATTCTTTCCGGCAAGGCGAAGGTAGTCGCAAAGATATCTTCCTTGTTGGATTCAAGACGACTTGCGGAGCAACTGAAGACGAGCAGTACATCGCTGGTCTTGAACTTTGCAAGAAGGCTTCTTGTAATCTTGTTCTTGCCAACGATGTGAAGACTCGTTTGTGCATGGTCATAACGCCAGAAGAGGCTCGTTACCATGTTACAACGAACAGAGAAGAAGCGCTGAGAGGCCTTGTTGAAATGGCTTACTTGCGTTCTCACCTGACATTTACTCGTTCAACCGTCATTGCTGGCGAGTCGGTTGCGTGGAACTCTCCGCTTGTTCCTGAAACTCTCCGAACGGTTGTTAACTACTGCGTTTCAAGAGGCGCTTACAAGGCTTTTAATGGAGCAACCGTTGGGCACTTCGCAGCAAAGATTGGTCCGACCACTTTCCTGACTTCAAAGCGCAAGAGCAACTTCAACGACATTGAAAAACTTGGTCTTGTGAAGATTGAAACGGATGGCCCTGATAGAGTCATCGCTTACGGGGCTAAGCCCTCTGTTGGTGGTCAGTCGCAGCGCATTGTCTTTGCTGAGCATCCTGACTGCGATTGTATTGTCCACTTCCATTGTCCCATCAAGCCTGGATCTAAGGTTCCAACTGTTTCGCAGAGAGAATACGAATGTGGGAGCCACGCCTGCGGCCAAAACACTTCCCGTGGTCTCAAGCGTTTTGGAAACTTATACGCCGTATACCTGGATCAACACGGCCCGAACATAGTGTTTAATCGCACTATCAACCCACAAGAGGTAATAGACTTTATAGAAGCTAACTTTGACTTAGAAAGCAAAACAGGTGGTCCTGTAAGCTTATCTCATACCGAAACTTCTCATGTCTAACTGGAAACGATATGGTTCAGAAACCTAATATCCGCAAGATTAGAGACTATCAAAAAGATGGCACGAAAGCAATCGTAAATCTTCCTATTGGAACTTCGGGTCAAGTTATCTTGCCTACAGGTTCTGGTAAGACGATTATTGGCGAAGAAGCAATCAAAACCATCGCAGGTTCTAAGCAAACAACGGTTTCTGCCGTATTTGTCCCTCGTTTGCTTCTAGGCAAACAGTGGATCAGACGTTCTGCGATATCTCTTCTTCAACAATCAAAACTGCCATTTGCTTTTATTAACATCAACTCAGGTGGAGTTAGACCTGAGATTAAGAGACTTATTGAGTCCGCCCAAATGCAAATTAAAGAATAAAAGACAGGCCAAAAGAGGAAACCTGTCGCATTTTGAAAGGATTAGTTAGAAATGGATTTTTTGACATCGGATACCCATTTTGGGCATTCTAACATAATTAAGTATTCCCGCCGTCCGTTTCTAAATTCTGAAGAAATGGATAGGCAGTTAATCGAAAATATAAATACCTGGGTTGCCCCTAATGATAGAATTTTTCATTTGGGCGATTTTGCATATAGACACTCAAATGGTGTCAAATTCTATCTTGATAGAATCAAGTGCAAAAATATTTATTTAGTCAGAGGCAATCACGATAAGTTGAAAGCATGGGAAGAAGAGTTTTTTTGCGGGGTTGAAAACTTAACTTCCATAAAGACTAAAATTAGTGGAGAACAAAAAGAGATTGTTCTATGCCATTATGCTATGAGAGTCTGGAATAAGAGTCATCATGGCAGTCTTCATGCTTGGGGCCATAGCCATAGCAGTTTGCCTGACGATCCCAACGCTCTAAGCATGGACGTAGGCGTTGATAATATTGCAAAGCTATTAGCTCCCTCTGGCGTTCGTTTACCTGAAGATTATAGACCCATCTCCGTCAATGAGTTCTATGAATATATGAAGCTAAAAACCTGGAAGCCTATTGATCATCACGGAGCCCGTGCTGATTAAATTTATCAAACTTCCTTTTTAGACCAAAATCAAATAACAGGTTAGGATATATAAATTCTGCGAATAAGCAGAGTTTTTCTTTGCCCTGGAATCGAACAAAAGAACTGCGACTACTGTTGTTTTGAATTCTTCTTACAATTGTCAATGGAATCAATTTTTGCAATGATTGAAGAAATTCCCAATCCTGTTCATAGTGCCCTGCAAAACTTACTTGATATAGACTGAGGGACTGTTTGATGTAACAGCACCCATCTCCATCAAAGAATCCTCGTATCCAGTATCGTTGCAGATTTTCTGGAATATGGTCAAGAATCTTTGTAGAACCAGTTTTCTTATTGCAATAGCCATGAGCCTCTAAAAATAGATATAGCTCTTTGTTAGAAGTTGATAAAATAAGCTGTGGTTTTCGTTTTGGTCTTTGCCGTTTTGAAACGGTCCACTTACCAAATGTTTCAAATACAGGAACCAACGTTGATAAGTCTTCTTCTTTCATTTCAATTGAAATTTTGTAGGGATTTTTTCCTTTGTTGATCAAATAGCCGTCAGCCCACAAAAGCCCAAGAACATAACAAGCTTCTTTAGAATCCAAACTGATAATTTTACTTGCTTGAACATTGCATAAATCAGGTCTGTTCCTGCTAGCGCTTTTAGCTTGAGCTTCGGATTTTCTCTTAGTAGAAACTCTCAATCCAAGGTGTCTGATTTTCGATTTGATTTGTTTTACACTTCTTCCTGATAGATTATTGGAACAATATTCTAAACCAAAATCAGGATAGAATTCTTTCAGTACGCCCAATTCTTCATTTGTCCACTTCATAAAGTCTTCCCATGAGTAAATCCATACAAGTGCCATTCGTTAGCCTATCTGGAAACTCCTTCTTTATTTCACCATTTTTGGTAGAAAAACAGAAGCAGCCGAGTGGTCTTCTGATTCCAACTAAACCTATTGACGATTAGGTTTGTGTGATAAGGATAAGGCTTATACTGAAGGCCGTAAGCTACAGAATCTCTGGGAGCCTGGCAACGGCTTTTATTGCGTTTGCTGTCACAAAAAGTGTTTCCTTTGGAGTGACGATTGGTGTTCTTGACACGATAATCAAAATCATCCTGTTTTACGCCCATGAGCTTGTATGGGAAAAGGTAGAAAAAGCATATGATCGATCCAACCGAAATAACAAACTTCAAAAGAACGGATAACGAACTTGAAGAGTTATTGTTGTTTTGCATTGCTGTAGCTGGCAAAACCGCAAAACAAATCGCTTCTTCTCTTGAAAAGTTTCTTGACACAAGCAGTGGTTATTACCTTGACCATACATGGCAACTTAAAGAGTTTGGTGGTCAAGAACTGGTTGTTATTAGGCCTCCACAAGAGATGTCACCTTTTGCTAAGGTTAGATGGCTAGAGCATCACAAAAGACTTGAAGAGGCCATAAAAGAATCAAAACTTGGACAGCATACAAAGCTGTTGCATGCATTCCGAGAAGTTGCAAACAGGAAGTTTGATCTTCGTAAGGTCACTCCGCAAGAACTCGAAACGGTAAAGGGCATTGGCCCCAAAACGTCTCGCTTTTTTATTCTTCATTCTCGCAAAACAAACGATATAGCCTGTCTTGATACTCATGTACTTAAGTACCTTGAAGGGCTGGGACATGACATTCCTAAGAATCCGCCAACAGGTAAAACCTACCTAAGATTGGAGAAGGCTTTTATTGCTCATGCAAAGAATCTTGGCGTTCCTACTTATCAGCTTGATTTAGAGATATGGAACAAATCTTCCAAGAGAAGCGGTAATGTTCACAATAGCCGTCAATAGATATAAAGAGTCTTTTGACATAGACGTTGGAAGAGGTTCCCGTTGGGGCAATCCTTACAGTCATGAACCCAAAAGTAGGGCAAAATATATCGTTTCTTCAAGGGACGAGGCGATAGAGCTTTACTCTTTTTGGATATTAGGTCAACCTGAACTTGTTGGCGATTTGGGCGAACTAAAGGGTAAACGATTGGGTTGTTTCTGTTTGCCAAAGGGTTGTCATGCAACCGTTCTGGCAGACCTTGCTGATAAGTTTGATAATGATAAGGAGTTTTCAGATTACTCTGCTTTTTGGTAAATGACGATGTAACAGTTAAACTTCATCTCACTAGAAAGGGCTAGCAAATGGCAGAGTGGAGAGTTAATGATCCAGACCTAAATGCCCCGCAAGGCGTTGCGGCGTATATAAATAAACAAACAGCCAATCCAAGCGTTAGACTAATTTGGACGCAAGAAACCGCAACACCCATTCCTCCCCCTACAATAGGTATCCAGGTTTGGTGGGGAGAGCAAGCTGATATTTGGCAAAGCAATATCTGGGAACTGCCATATGTAATACCTTACATAATGGCATTTTTTACATGGGACGATGGTAGCCCAGGAGGTAGCCCTGCTGAGATACAAAGCATGGCTGGACATACTAGAGATAGGGTTCTTTACACAAGAAATAAGATTCTTCAATACCATCCAAATGTAGACTTCAAATGGGCTTGGTGGCCTATTCGATATGGTTGCGATGGATTCATAAAAAGCGGTCAACCGCATTTTGGAAGAGATAAGCTTTTTCATCATTATGCAGATGCTCTTAACCTCCCGGCTAACTATAGCACAGACGGCGAAGGAGTATCTTCTGTATTCACTTCAAATGGTCGAGCTTATTACAAAGCTAAAACGCAAGAGTTCTTGTCATATCTTAAGCCTCTTTTGGACGCAGAAGGTATTCCAGCCCCAATCTTTGTTGATCCAGATTTTGAATGCGGGTGCGCTGCTCCTGTTGCCTTTTACAATAATCAAGTTTTTGGTCTTACTCAATGGCATAATGCTATCAAAAACGATCCAAGAGCAGGAACAGAACTTATTGACGGAACCGTTACTTACAATCAATGGTATCAAAATCTAAGAGATCTAAACGGAGATCTAATTCCTGAAAGCAAGCTGTATCCTTTTGTTTATAGTCAGCAAGAATATCCTTATGTAGGAGCAATATACAATAATTTAGGCATGAGAATTGTTGATTATGGTCTTTGGGATTGTTTATATTCTCCTTGTAAAGCTATTTGGCCTAATATTCTTGGATGGAACTGGCAAACATATGGTTCAGATGCCAGAGCAATGACTCATAGTTGGAGATATAGAGAATCACCTGTTGGTTTTGGCGCAACCCTTAAAGGTGATCTTCATTTTCCTGCATGTTACGGTATTGATTTCAAGGATCTTTATCAATACTCAGACGGTAGCCCTACCGCCCCTGTTGGTATTGGATATCAAACATATCCTGAAACGATTGCTCGCTTTGGCATAAATGAAGCCTCGTATACCGCTAATTCAACTACAAAAAAAGAACTTATGAAGAGAATCTATTTAGAACAGCTTCATAATCAACTTCGAGGCGCTTACTTATCAAGCAATGGAACAAAAGGTATAGGCATGTCTTTTACTTGGTTGTCAAACTGGATTTATCCAGGAAGACAATATGCCACAAACATTGGATTAAATGGCTTGGAAAGAAGATGGCCGACATTTATGGAAGGAACATCTTTCGACTTTGTTGATAGTCCAGAAGTTTTCGTGGAAGTCTTAAGGCTGTTCCGAAAATACAATATACAGTACCTTGAGTTTTATGCTCAGAATGCCACAAAAACAGCGCTAGATCAAGCTTATAGCGCCCTAGTTGCTGGTTTGCCTCAAGCGGGATATTCAACCTAAAGGATAAGTATGATAAAATTCTGGAAGACAAGAGAAGCTTATGGTTGTTTGAGTAACTTCTCTAAGCATAGTATTATTGTTGACGGGAAAATGTACCCAACAACAGAGCATTACTATCAGTCTAAGAAGTTTGAAGATCCTGTCTATCAAGAGATTGTTAGAACTCTAAAGACAGCAAGAGAAGCCAAGGATATCGCTTCTGGGGACAAACCTTACATTGTTGATGGTGTTGAAGTTCCAATGCCAACGCTTCGCAAGGATTGGGAGCAAGTCAAATACGGAATCATGAAGGACGCTCTCAGGTACAAAGTTCAACAGAATCCTGATGTCAAAAAGACACTTCTTGATACGGGTGAAGAAGAGATCGCAGAAGACACTCCGTATGACTATATTTGGGGCATTGGCGCTGACGGAAGCGGAAAAAACCTACTTGGTAAAGCCTGGATGGAAATTCGTGAAGAAACTCGTCTTCAACCTAGCAGTCCCGTGATATCGTAAAAAGTGTCTGACTTTTGCCGATTGACCTCCATACTCTTTAGAGGTCAATCAATATGCAGTCCAAGAGAAAAATTGCACTCAATAGCATACCTGTCTACGAGATAAGTGGAGAGCATACCTCAAGGGGATGCGAAGCTCTTTTCTACCGTATGGGACGGGCGAAGTATGGCTTGAAGTTGTACCGCAACTTCCAGTTGGCTTACGATAGCTATAACCGTCAAATACTGGCAGCAAAGCATGGCCTTGGCCCCAAGGTTGGCAAGTTTATCATGGCACGAAAGAAAGGTCGCAAAGCCATTCTATTCGGGTATGAAACTCAGAAGATTGAAGAGTATGACCATGAGAACGAAAGGCATGTCAAAATCTTCAACAAGCAAAGCGACCGGCTCTACGAGAAATTGAACGAGCTTGGTTTGTCTGGGGACTTTGGCGACGTAAATTGTGGTATTTTGGACGGTATACTATTGGCTGTTGATTTCGGTTCGCACAGCAACTCAGACTGGTAAACAAATATGGCAACGACTGCAAAACCGTCCTCCAAAATCAGCCCTCTTAGCCCTGCTGCCAGAAAGGCGCTGGAAGCCGCCAATACGGAGGCTAAGCAGCTTGGTTCTCCTGCTATTGGTAGCGAACACTTGCTGCTTGGCCTGATTGCGGACCAAAGCGACATTGTTGCGCAAGTCCTTACCGCTGTTTACGCATCCAGCTTTTCTCGTTCGGCTGGTGTTGGCGGAATGGCTGGCAAAATCAGAGGACACCTTCCGACTCAATCTCCTATTACCGACCCGCTTGTAAAGCTTCCCATGAACTCGGAAGCTGCTGGGATTTTGACGCAAGCCAAGAGAGAGGCAGAAACTGCCAACAACAAGACGATTGATACCGAACATCTGCTTTCGGCATTGATCAAGTCCAATACCGCTGGCAAGAACTTCCTCATCTTCTTCGCTTTCAATCTGCCTGCAATCGAAAAGATGATTCAGGACAAGAAGAAGGAAGCCAAGGATTCTGTTGCTGCTGGTTGCGGCGTCAATCCTTCGGCAACCGCCCCCAAGGATGTTGCTGCCAAGCTTCTTGACAAGGCGGTTGCGGCTGTTGGCGCAGCAACCACTATCGCTGGCGTGGTATCTGACGCAATCAAGAACGTCAAGAATCCCAAGAATAACACTGGGATGACGAGAGTTGAATGGATCGACCTTTTGGACAAGGCGATTGACCTGTCTAAAAAGACTGGCATTTCTGTTCCTTCTTGCTTTGTTCAGATTGCAATGACAGAGCAATCAACGGTTGATCGAGCCGTTGCTGGTCAAATCAGAGCCGACGCCATTCAAGACCTTATCAACGTTCTTTCAAGCCAGAAAAAGACCAACTAATGATTGTTGTTGAAGCTCCTTCTCGATACCGTAACAGGCTGGGATACCCCATGCTATTCATGGCAGGGGGTATAACAGGAGCGGAAGATTGGCAAACGAAGTTCCTTGAAGAACTCAAAGACGAAGAACTCGTCGTTTTCAATCCGAGAAGGAAGAACTTTGACATCTCTAATGAAGAGGTTGAAGCACAACAGATAACCTGGGAGTTTTTACATATCGCAAAAGCGAATGCAATCTCTTTCTGGCTTCCTCCCCAAACTCTTTGTCCAATAACTCTGTTTGAACTTGGTTCTGTTCTTGGAGAAAAGACCGACAGATCCATCTTTGTTGGCTGCGACCCTTCGTATGCAAGAATCAGGGATGTCAAGGTTCAAGTCGGATTGCGTAACAAGAAGATCGAAGTTGTTGAAAGTCTTTCTTCTCTCGCCTCCCAAGTAAAGGATTGGGCAAGAGCCAACCAAAACGACTAGAACTAAACTTTCTGACGAATCTTGAAAGGCAGAGTTGGAGCGTATCAATGGACTGGAAGATTCTCCAAAAGCTGCCTAACGAACCCAACCTTGCTGAAAAGCAGGCAAAGGGTACTCGCATTCTCGCAGGCGCTCTTGCTCAAGCCTATTTCAACCTGCAAGTCGAGTTGACAGCCATTGCTCAAGGCTTTGGCTGTTTACCAATTATTCTTCCAACAGTTGAGCCTTCCTCGATCTACTCCGACAAGGCAGGTCCAGAAGTTCTTGGACAGATGTATGTCTTTAAGGACAAGGGCGAACGAGACCTTTGCTTGAGGCCAGAGGCGACAGCGACTTGCCAGCTTTTGGCACAATCAACCTACAAGACGTTCAAAGACCTGAAGTTCTGCTATTGGCAGAAGTGTTATCGCTATGAACGTCCTCAGGCAGGTCGTTATCGAGAATTTACCCAGTTCGGGATTGAAGTTCTCAATCCAACAAGAGACTGGACAGACGACTTGGTAAAGCTTGCTGAGCTTATGCTGCGGCGAGCTATTCGTTCTCCCTTTACTGTTTCTCGGGGAGTCAAAAGAGGCCTTGGCATTTACAATGCAGAAGGCTTTGAGATTCTTGTTGAAGAACTGGGAGCGCAGAAGCAAGTTGTTGGAGGCGGACCCTACGAGAACGGTCAGGGGTTTGCTATTGGTGTTGACCGTTTGCTTTGCGTACCTGGAACCATTGAAGACTGGGGAACCCAAGTCTCTGGTATCCGTCGCAAATTTACCGCCGATTGGCCTTGGATGAAAGGCACAGAAGACAATGTTTGAACGATTCACCGACAGAGCTAGAAAAGTAATGGCTCTTTCCAATCAGGAATCGCAAATGCTCAAGCATGAGTATATTGCTCCTGAGCATATCCTTCTTGGACTTATCAAGGAAGGTAGCGGTGTCGGCGCGAATGTCTTGAAGAACCTGGGAATCGATCTATCTGCTGCGCGGAAAAAGGTTCAAGAACTTGTAACTGCTGGTACTGAACCTACAAACTACGGCAAACTTCCTCAAACTCCCAGCGCAAAAAAGATAATTGAAGAAGCGATCAATGCAGCAAGAGACCTGGGCCACAACTACGTCGGTACTGAGCATATCCTTATGGGAATCCTCAGAACCGAAGCGAATGTTGCTGTTAGTGTTCTCGAAAGCATGGGCCTTACCAAAGAGGCCGTAAGAGAAGAAATCATTCGTCTTCTTGGTCCTGATATCAAAGAACCCGAAAAGGTTCAACCTGCTTCTCAAGAAGATCTCGTTATGGTTCTCGCAAAGAGAGGCCATGCAGGTCAAAAGCGCAGCAATGGTTCGGACTATATCAATCATCCCATCTCTGTTCGCAATCGCCTTATTGATTGCGGAATCAGAAATAAGGATGTTTTGAATACTGCGCTTTGTCATGATCTTCTTGAAGACACTTCGATTACCGAAGAAGAAATCAAGTCGGTTGCAGGCGAGGCTGTTCTTGAAGCTGTCAAACAGCTTACGAACATGGACCCTCCTGGTAAGAAGCGTGATTTTGCTACAAAGACCAGAGATATGCTTGAACACGCCAAGCATTATGGCGACATCGCCAAAATGGTGAAGCTTGCGGACAGATATGACAATCTGGCCGATGCTGTTTGGGAATGGGAACCTCATCGAGTCAAGCGGTATGCTCAGGCAGGGTTGGCCCTGCTTGACGCTATGACTCCTCTTCCTGAAGAAGTTACCGAGTTCGCTGCGGAGGCGAGACGGTTCTTCTCTTGTCTCTCATAAAGGCTAAAGATATGCTTTACGAACTCGTTGCTCTTGGATCACTTGCTTGTTGGATTTTGCTGGGAGTCTTTTTTATTCTCGTTACGGCTGCGGCTGTAAACGAGAAGTATGGACTTGGCTTTATTTGCTTCCTGGTCTTTGGAGCATTCATGGCCTTGTTCTCCAACTTCAAGTTCTCATGGCTTTCAGAGAACCGAGAGCTTCTTTACTGGGCAGTTGGTATCTACTTGGCAGGCGCGCTTGTAACATCTGTCTACAAGTGGTATTTCTTTGTTCGAGACGCCAGAGATGCATATGACAATCGAAAGGCAAGATTCTTAGAAGAAAAAGGACTGGCGGCTACTGCGCCTATCCCTGATAACTTCAAGAATGAATGGCTCAGTCATATTGGCGCTCATTACGGATTGGGCCGTTATTCTGAAAGAGCCATTACTGTCAATGATGTCATTCCTTCTGCTCGCAATAACAAGGAACGACTCATGGGCTGGATGGCGTATTGGCCCTTTGTTGTTTTCTGGTCTCTCTTTGACGACATTCTTCGTCGAGTTTGGGAAACGATGTATCGCCTTGGTAGTCGAGGCTACCAGTCTGTTGCGAACATTACATTCCGAGGCGTTGATGCAGACTTTGTTCCGCCTCCGCCTCAGGATAAGAGCGGCTTTACCAAGTATGGAGAGGCTGGTAAGCAGGGAGGCAGCGCATAATGGGTGATTCTGATAAAGACGAAAAATTCATTGCTCGCAAACTGTGGGTCGCTCGTAAGATTCGGGACTGTTGCGAAAAAACGGATACTTCCATTCAAGAGCTTGCGCTCATTGCAGGTCTTCCGCCTGAACAAATGGATAGGATTCAAAGCGGTTCCGTAATGCCAACCAGACGAGCGCTGGAATCAATTGCTCTTGTCTTTTCTATCTCCGTCGAAGAACTTCTTCCTTCGGAATAACATGAAGAACCAAGCCATACAGGACCGATTCGAAGCTCTTTTCAAGGCTTTGCCAAGAGAGAAGCCAAGATTCGGTCCTGTATTCCGTGGTTGGCTCGAAAATGACAATGACGGCTATAAGGTCTACCTGCGAATAACGAGAAGGCATATCAATGGTCAGCAGCGAGATTCTGTTGATCTTGCAACCATTGAAGTCCTTCCAGAGTTTCAACGAAGAGGCATTTTCTCTGCCATTCTTGCGGCATGCGAAAATGAGGCTCGGAGTAGAGGCGCAGTTGTCTTTGTTGAGAGCGTTCTAAGTAAGATTGTGGTTGACAAGCTACTCAAAGAGGGCTACCATGAAGTAGCAGACCTACCTAATTGTTTTTGGAAGGAAGTGAATAGTGCCTCCGCCTCTTCGACCTGATATCTCTCCTCAAGCCTTTGAAGCTGCCGTCAAACTTGTAAAAGCAGGTATTGAGAAAGCCATCGAAAAGCATGGCAGAGGCGGCTTTGTTTCTTGGCACGAAATTCTTGGCAAGATCGACGAAGAACACGTTGAGTTTATCAAAGAGGTTCAGGAAGAAAGTCCTGAGCGCAGAGATGAACTTGTGGATATCGCTGTTGCTGCAATTTGGGGTGTCGCAAGTTCTCTTGGCGATTGCATAATGCCCGATTAGCGTGAGACAGCTTGTTTGCTTCCTTTTCTTTGCCGATAAGTTGACCATAAGGAGCAATAAATGGCTGGAACATGCATTTGGTTGACTGGACTTCCCTCTTCTGGCAAAACGACAATAGCGAATGCGCTCGCCGAGAGGTTTGCGTTAGAGAATATCAAGCATGATGTTCTCGACGGCGACGTTCTCAGGTCCATGTATACAAAGTCTCTTGGGTTCTCCAAAGAGGACAGAATTGAGAACGGAAAGACCGTATCATTCCTGGTCTCCAAGATTGTCAAGCATGAAGGCGTTGCAATCGTAAGCCTTATCTCTCCGTATAAGCAAATGAGAGATCATGCCAGATCGCTTGTCGAGGCCGAAGGCGGTACTTTTATTGAAGTCTTTGTTGATGCTCCTGTTGATACTTGTATTGAGAGAGACGTAAAGGGTCTTTACAAGAAAGCCCTATCTGGCGAGATCAAGAACTTCACTGGCGTAGACGACCCTTATGAAGTTCCTGAAAACCCGGATATTCATCTCAAGACGAATCAATCAAACGTTACCGAATGCGTTTCAACGGTCTTTGCTTTTGCTTGCTATGCTGGCAAGTTTCCCTTGTCTTCTAATCCAAGAGCTTTGTTCATAGGTCGCTGGCAGCCATTCCATAATGGGCATGACTATATCATCAGGCAAAAGCTTGATGAAGGCAAACCTGTTCTGATTGCTGTTAGAGACACGCCGATTGACGAAGCCAATCCCTTTTCTGTGAAAGAAAGGATGGATATGATAAGGGCTGCGTATGTAGGCGAAGACGTTCAGGTAATATCAATACCTGATATTGAAAGCGTCAACATAGGCAGAAATGTCGGGTACGCAGTAAATGAATATAAGGTTCCAGAGGATATCAAAGGCATTTCTGCAACTCAAATCAGGAAAGCTCTTGAAGTCAAGGACTTTGTGACGATAAGTGGCTTAGTCCCATCTGGCATAACAGAGTATCTCAAAAGGAAGCATAACGTTGTATAACCTGCTCTATCATCAGTTCTTCACGACAATGCCCATGCGCAATTCCGCGCATGGGCGAGTGGAGAATTCGAATGTCAAAAAGAGCAGAACGTCGTTGGAGAACAGAGAAGAAGGTCGCTAATCGTCTTTGGTACTTAAAGCGTATCTACAATCATGTAGATTTTCCGGCTCCAGAGAACAAGATTGGTCGCTGCAAGAAACATCATCCTTATGACTGCGGTAATGCCAACTGCTATTGCTGTCATAGCGACAAGCTTGGAAAGATTCCGACTCGTCAACAGGTTTGGTCAGATCTCTATCTGAAAGAAGA